CCTTCTGCTGCAGTACCATCGTGGGTGTGACCAGAGGATGAATTAAATGCAGCTTCAATGGCATCGTATTCACCATCAAAGTCAGCAGCGTTGATAACGTTACCGTCAGCAATGTTATTTGCTGTATCGTTCCTGGTGTAACCTGTTCCCATGTTTTTACCTTCTCGTGTTTGTAGCGTATTCTAGTGTTATAGCGTCTAAAGAAAATGGTGGATCTACGCTGTCTGAGGTGTACTGTAAGGATACAACAAAAGCTGATCCTATAATTTGTGTTTCAAACAGTGTCTTTAGTTTAGAACTATACACCGCTGTTGATCCAAATGTAGCTGCACCCATAAATGCAACTGTACCTGTAGCGTTATTAAAGTCTATCTGTGTTGGCTGAACACTATTCTTTTGGTCAAAGTCTAGTTTTAAACTTACATCAAAAGATACACTACCTTGTGGGTCTGTATATAAAAACATTTTGTAGAATGTCTTACGTACCCTTGGATCATTAATTGGCATATAAGGTGTAGCAAAAGTTGTTTGTATATTACTACCACCAAAACTGTTACCTTCTTCCATTTGGTATAGGTAACCATCATCATTAGCAAAGACAATTGTTTCTGAGTTTTGGAAGAATCTACTGTCTGCTACGTATGCTCTTATCCCTCTTATATCTGCCCATGCCATTCCTTCCCCACCTTGACCTGCCATCTGTGTGCCAAGTATACCTTGTGCGTTAGCCTGAGCAATATTATTATTATAACCTAGTATTCTATACTGTGACTTATTACGTATGACTACACTTGTAAAAGATGTATTAGCTGTAATAAAGTCTGTTACTTCTTTCTGTATCGTTTTAGATACAACACCTAGTCCAAAGTCACCTAGTCTATCTGTAGCACTTAGAAGTCTTAGGCCATCAGGACCAAGAAACATTACATCACCACCAACTTCTTGTATTGTATCTTTATCTACACAACCAATGTCTACTGTTACTGGTTGTAAGTTAAAGTCACCTATAGTATTTCCTACTAGTTGAAATATAGATGACTCAGTAAAGATAATAAGCTGTTGTCTAAATACAATTAGACCAGTGATCTTTGCTCCTACCGATATTGTACCAGAACCATTAGCTGCTGTAAAGTCAGTATCTGTAAAAGGTGCAGTAAATGTTAGTAGATTATTCTTACCAAAGAACAACTGATTCTTAAAACTTACTACAAACTCTGCTGCAGATATGTCTGTAGGTGCATCGTTAAGTGCTGTAAACAAAGAGCCATTATATAGTGCAGGAACGTTAACACCATCAACAATGGCTATTTTTTCTGATCCTGTATAGTTATACCTAGAAAATCTAGTTTTACCAGCATTTTCTCTTGACGTACTTAAAAAAGTTATAGCAGCATTATCTGCTGGTGAACTAGCTAGAGCAGGATCAATAGCTACATTAGCCTCACCTGCATCATTAACTGTTGGTGTTGCAGTTACAGTATATATCTTATCTATACCTGCAATTTTAAATACATCACCTAGCTGTGGTGTAGAAGTTAAACCATCAACAGCTAAAGTAGTACCAGTCTGTGATCCAGCGTTTACTAGTACTGTACCATAGACTGGTACATTTATAAGTGAGTATCCAATACCAGATGTTTTAAGTAAACTTTCATTCTTACCTACAATAACTGAGTCAAGAAAAACACCACAGCCTACAGCAAGATAATTTCTAGTTGTACTTGTAAACTCTACAGTGTCTCCGTTAGCAGGTGAAGCAGTAAGAGCAGGTGATATAGCTACTGTTGCTCTATTATCATCATCATCGAATGTAACACTACCACCAATAGTATACTCTGTCTTAAAAGATAAAGCAGTATCGTCTGTCAGTGTTAAAGATAAAGTATCAGCAGCACTACCTATTGTAACATTTGGTGATGAGAAAGCTTGTACTGTTGTGCCTCTTGGTATACCAGTACCAACAACTTCCATACCTGTTGTAATAGTACCCACTACACCATCTACTGCAAAGGTAGTAGTTTTAAAAGTAAACTGTAATGATAAGTTATCTGCTACAGTTACATTACTAGATAGTACTACAGTAAAATTACCAGTTGCCCCTGCTGTAACACTTGATACTGTAACATTACTTGGAATACCTACGCCTGTTAAAGTTTGACCTTTTGCTATAGTACCTGAAGCAACAGTATCTACAATTATTGTGTTACTAGCTGTTACTGCACCATTAACAAGGGCAGTTGGTCCGTTTGCAGAAGCAATTGTAGATGTACCATTTATGTTTGCAGTAACATGTACTAGTTTAAACTTATCACCTGTCTCTGGTGTTTGTCTAATGTTTGCAATGTTTAAAGTTGTACCAGTTTGACTTGCACCATGTATAACAGGTATACCATAAGGTGGTATTATATCTAGATCATACTTGTCATACCCTAGTATTCTTTTGTATCCACCCTCAATAGATGGCTCAAAGTTCCTAAGGATACGTGCAGATCCTGGCATTTGCATACCTTGCTGCAAAGGACTCATATTACTTATAAGCCCACCACTAAACTGTATGGGATATGTTTGACGATTTGTTGGCATCTATAGTGTCGTAACTCTAGTGTTAGTTGCTAAAGTATTAGTTAGAACGGTAGATCTAACATAGTCATATCTGTTTATGTAGAGGCTTCTCATTTGTTTTATCTCTTGTTCAAACCTTTGTTGAACTATAGCCGCCTCTTGCCCTTCACCCCTAAACAAGTATGCAAAATGCATAGCCCCATTTACAATAACATATCTAAACTGCTCAGGTATGGTTGGAACATCTGTTGAGTTTATTAAATCAACAGGTAATCTATAGTATTCATAAACAACAGTATAAGCCTTGTCTGCTGGTTGAACTATAGCATACTCTTGACTAGGGGTTTTAACTACAAATGCAGGTACTTGTCTTATACCAGTAGAGCTATTGTACTCTATGTCTACGTAGCTTTCTAGGTACTCTTCATAAGATAAAGCTTTTAACTTTACAGTAGCATTACCTAGTGTAGCATCTCTCTTTATTCTAAAACTATCAAAGTCTAGTACTTTAGCATCAGAAGGAAAAGCATACCTAACTAAACCCGGAGTTAATGTTTCTTCTTCCTCTACATGGTTAAAAGGCCACTCATACTCATGTTGNTTAATAAAACGTANTGATGCATTAACAGCATCTTTAATCATTGAGTACTCACCTTTAGCTGTACTAAAGTTAGTAGCTGTTAGTTCTACTTCATTTAACCTTCGGTTTACGTCATTGACAATTCCAATATAATCATATGCCATCTTAACGTTCCTTCAGTCTTAACTTAATACTACGTTCTGCTGTACTACCTGTATCGTCTGTCATTTGACAAAAGAAAGTATACTCTACATTGTTTGATCCACCAGATATATTTATAGTTGCTACTGTATCAGTATTTGTTTGAGATACGTTTTGTATTGTATCTGTTACTGCACTACTAGAAGCAGAAGTAAGATTAGCCCCTGCATTTAATTGTGTTTTTACATTATAAGTATTAGACTTAACAAACCATATAACTGAGTTAATCTTTGCAGTATCTAAAAATCTAGACCAGTCTACACTATAGTCTAATGTTTCATCAGGGTCTTTACTAGGCCAACGAAAACTCATTTATTAATCCTCATTTGCGTACACAACTCTATCGGCTGATGTCGGCTTTCTTTCTATAGATACAAGTCTATCTTGTGATTTGACTAAAACAGTTCTATCCAAAGAGCTAACAGTATTTTTAATATCTACAAAGACTAGTCTTATTTCTTGTCTTACTAATACTGTTCTCTCGGCTGGTGTTGATGGCATTATGCAGCCCTCGGTAGTAGAACAGTTCTTCTTTTATTATATCTATTTTTGACTGCTTCGTAATCAAATTGAATTGATGTTACGTTTGATACTGGTAGATTTATTACAGCAGAAGAAGAAACACTTGAAAGCTTTTCAATAATACCTACGTTAATACTACCTAATGATATTGTAGCAGCTACACTTTGTAATGCTTCATCTACAGTAGCTTCTGGTTCTGCAATACTACCAGTTAGTTCTAGACCTATTATCTCTGCTTTAGAAGATGATCTAGCGGTTACGGAAGGAGCACCTAATGTGCCAACTACTGTTCCTAGTTTCTCAGATACATTAGGCTTAATTGCGCCTATTGTAAATGTAGCTGTTACACTTAGTAAACTTTCAGAAGTCTTAGCTTCTACTGTAGCTATTGAACCTGTTGCAGATACACTTGCTAGAGTTTCGCTTACATTTACTTTGAGTGTACCTATCGCACCTGTAGCTGATACACTGTTTAAGTCTTCATCTACCTGTGGCTCTATTGTGCCTATAGCACCTGTAGC